TGTCCTAATGATGGTGAAAAATGTTTAATTGATGATGGAGATATATTTGAATCAGTTATTTTATTAGGAGATAATGAACAAAATATGCAATGTTTGGTTTGTGGTTTCGCGTCTAATAGAGATATGAAGTCACACATAAATGATAATCCATTTCCACAAGAATTTAAAGATGTATGTATAGAAATGAATGACAGATGGTGGGCACCGTCTACATTTACAACTGAACATTACATGGTTGTACCTTTTGTAGAAGGAGATGTATTGAAATGGAGATTGTTTGCAAAAGATGACCCATCTACTGAAGTATTTGTACCACATTTCAGTGATGCTTTTAAAATGGTAGAAAAGTTGGAGAAGAACATTGGCGACCAGATACAACAATCGTAATATAATATTATCAGAACAAACATTACCAACTGGTAAGTTATTATCAGGAATGATTGTGACTTTTAATTATTCTGAAGAAGGTGTAACTGACCCGAGACCTATACTTTTATTTTTACATCGTGACAGTAAAAAAAAGTTGATAGAGGGTTTGAATATGAATTATATTAATTCTGCAAAAATAAAAAAATTATTTCAGGTAATAGAGTTCAAGAAGGGTGTACATGGTCAAGAGAATCTTATTGCTTTGAGAGATGACTATTTTAGAATTCAATTATCAGTTACTAAAAAAAGGTCTTTTATGTCACCAAAAAGATTTTATTCTAATATTATATTGGCAGATAATGTTTTTACACGAGCATATAGAAGTTATAAGACAGATAAATTATCGGCATTAAAAGTAATTAATATAAAAGAAGAGTATATTCAATTTTGAAAATTAGTTATTCTATATTAACTCATAATGAAACTAAGTCATTAGAAAAACTATTAAGATTTTTGGTGAAGTGGAAAGCTGATGGAGATGAAATAGTAATTCTTGATGATTATTCTGATGATGAAAAAACTAAACAGATTTTAGATTTTTATGTATCTACCGAAGATATTATCTATGAACAAAGATCATTAAATAATGATTACGCTACACAAAAAAATCATTTGAAGTCAATGTGTAGTGGTGATTATAGTTTTAACTTAGATGCAGATGAAATGATTAGTAGGTGGTTGATAAAAAATATTCATGGAATATTAGAAGATAATCAAATAGATTTGATTTATCTACCAAGAATTAACACTGTTGAGGGTTTAACTCAACAACATATACAACAATGGGGATGGAATGTAAATGAAGAAGGTTGGATTAATTTTCCAGATTGGCAAGGACGAGTGTTCAAAAATAGACCAAATATAAAATGGGAAAAACCTGTTCATGAGATGATAAAAGGATTCCAAACATATGCACATTTACCTACGGACAAGCCATTTTGTATGTTACACTATAAGAAAATTGAAAAACAAGAACAACAAAATAAGAAATATGATGGAATTTTAAGATGAAAGCATTAGTAACAGGTGGTGCTGGTTTTGTCGGTACGAATTTAATAAAGAGATTATTAAAAGATGGATATGATGTGATATCAATGGATAACTATTCTTCTGGATTTATGGATAATCATCAAAATGGATGTAAATATTTAGATTTTGATTGTACAGATAAAGAAGGGTGGGAACAAGTTGAAGAATTTTGGGGAACAAATACTCCAGATGTTATATTTCACATGGCAGCATTAGCAAGAATTCAACCATCTATAAAAGAACCAACTATTACTATTCAAAATAATTTTAATAGTACTTTAAATATTTTAGAATGGGCGAGAAGTAAAGATTGTCCTGTGATTTTTGCTGGTTCAAGTTCATATCATCATGGATTATGGGGAAGTCCATATGCTTGGTCAAAACATGCTGGTGAACAATTATGTAAATTATATTCTAATGTTTATGATTTACCTACTGCTATTTGTAGGTTTTATAATGTATACGGACCACATCAAATAGAAGAAGGAACTTATGCTACAGTTATTGGTATTTTTGAAAAACAGTATAGAGAGGGGCAACCATTAACAATAGTTGGTAATGGAGAACAACGTAGAGATTTTACACATATAGATGATATAGTAGATGGATTAATAAGAATTAATAGGGCAATGCAAGGTGAAGTAGATATGGTTTATGATGCTCCAATTTTTGAATTGGGTAGTGGTAAGAATTATTCTATCAACGAAGTGGCAGATATGTTTGATAAGTATTATATAAGAGAGTATACATCAGCAAGAAAGGGTGAATATGATGTCACCTTAGCAGATTATTCTGAAGCACAAAATTTATTAGATTGGAAGCCGACTAAAGATTTAAGTAATTATATAAAATCAATTAGATGAAATTAGCTTATATTTTAGATGTCGCGGGAGTAAAATCTTTTTATGTAAAAAATGGTGAAGCTTATACTTTTAAAGATGACAAACCTTATACATTTCATCATTCAGTGTCACCGAGTCTTTTTATGGCCGGTTGGAATTATCCATTTCTGTGGCCGGGTGGGTGTTATATAAATTTGAATGAATTTATAAATAATGGTCTTGATTTACCAGATGTAAAGTTTGATATGATATTGTATGCAAATGAAAGATGTGGATTAGATCCGGATACTTATGATGATTATACTGTTGCTCGTGTACAAGAGAGTTATCCTGATGCTACTATATTTGGGTGGTTTAAGGAGATTGAAATTCCATATCGTGAAGGTAGGCAAAAGGAAAGATTAGAAAATAGAATTAAATTTTTTAAAGATTGTGGGG